GCTCCGAGAAGTTCCTCAATCGTCTCCAACACAAACTCGACAGACGATGCTTGAACGTACATTAAACGCTCCAAATCGCAGTCTGCTGCCTCTAAAAAAGTTGGGTCGATTGCTGACTCGGAATCAAAATATATAACGAGTTTTCCCTGTTTCTGGGCGTTTGCTGCTATTTGTGCAGCCATATAAGATTTGCCTGTGGATTCTAATCCTGCAATCTCGGTTACTTTGCCGACAGGAATGCCGGCGCGCTGGCCCTTGCAGATGATAGAATCTAACCAGCGTGAGCCGGTCGGGATCCACTCCTTTACTTGAGTAGGATTATCCCCTGTCAAGTCGTGTGCGACATTTCGGCCGGCTTTCTTGTTTACTAACGTCATCAGGTCTTGTAGTCCCACACGACCTGCTTTTGTTTTCTTTCTCATTCTGTTCCTCCTGTGTTGTCCATTATAACACAATGTAAACGCTTTGGCAAGTTGGTAATAATGATTTCTTTTGATTCTTTGGTCTTATTCATTCCATATGTCCATTGAGCATCATAGATTTGATAGTCTCGATAAAGAGATCTGATCTCGTCGCAGTCTCTATACGATAAAATCCAATTCTCTCTCTGTCTGAGAAGCGAGAACAAAGCTAAGTGTTCAAAGCTTTTATGCATATCGCCGGACATGCCATAGTAGTTATTACTACCGGGCGGCATAAAATAGGGAGGATCTAAGTACAAATAACAATCATGATTTTTTAAGGCTCTCTTAAAGTCAGCACAACGCACTGTAAAATTTTGCACCTTAAAGTTAGATATTTCGTCTAATTGAGATTCAGTAAATCGCATGCACGAGGCTTCAGCCGAATATCCTCCCGTTAATGTGGTGCCAGAAAAACTGCTGCGATTGAGCGCATAAACTTTTGCGGCCAAGTCGATGGTGCCGGGGTGCCCCTTCTTTAACGCAAAGGCGATCTCTTCTTTGAAGCGAAGAAAATCATCTTTCCGGAGCCCTCTCGCTCGAAAAGGATCTCTGGTCTTATCGTAGCTATAGAGTTGGAGGCGCCTAAACCTTCTGGCGGCGACGGCTAATTGTTGAGGCTTCTTTAACAAAGCATTCCAAAACCACACAATGGGCTTGAAGCCTTCATAGCCGTGTATAACAATTCCTCGCTCTGCGAGGGCTAGCTCAAACGAGCCGCCCCCGAGAAAGGGGGAGCAAAGCTCCCCACAATCATCGGGAACGAACTCCATCAACGTATCTATAGCACGGCTTTTACCGCCAGGATATCGTAATGGAGTTTTCATCACTTAGCCGCATTGGCAATGTTCTGACTGCGCCAAGAACCGCTGTCGATGGCTTCTTCAAAGATATGGTCACACTTATCCCAAAGGTTAGACCAACACCCGAATTCGGCATGTCGCGAGTTAAAACGCTTACGGAAATACATCGAAAAGCGCGTCTCAAGCATGCTAAGGATCTTATAGCCTGCCTCGTCCCAAATCGCCTCCAAATCCTTGTCGGTAAGTCCGTTTGCCAAAATTACCTTTCCAGTCTTGCGATCCAGCTTGAAAGCGTTCTTTAAAAGACCGTACATTACTGGCTGCATATAGTCAGGAAGAAGCGCGACACTTTGAGTGCTTCCATCAAACATCTGCTGGGCGAAAAACTTGCGCTTGGCGACATCCTTCCTCATATCAGTTTTCCCACTCTTGCGCACAATCTGTAAATCATCGAAAGATTCATCACCACTGGCGTTTCTTTCAAAAGCAGTGCGCAAATTCTTCTGAATGTAATCATTCATAGCGAGAATGCGGTTTGCATGCACAAACAACTTTTCAAAGTCACGGCTTTTATCCGCATCTTCTAGAATCATCGTAGAACGATAACCCTTTCGCAAGATGTTGTGCATCTCATCACCGGTATCTAACCAGTCACTTCTTAGCGCCGGAACGCCCGTGTACATCAAAGAGATAACCCGGTCAATTCTGCACTCTTTCTTGATCAAGGCGCCTTCGACATTCTTTTCATTTTCTCGCCAGCCGATATTTGCAGAAATGTCTGCGTTGAGATACGCCTTAAGGTGGTCAAAAAGCCCACGTTGGTTTTGCTCGCTATTTAGCTTCTGCGTTTCTCGACTATTCCACGTCTCAGCAGCCGTGCGAATTTGACCATTGTTCTCAAAGAACCTGTTCTCAACAAAGGTGATGGACACCTGCTGATCAGTGGCGTTGGCTGCGCCTTGCGCAATTGCCTCGATCGTATGCTGCCCATCATAGTGGCCAGAGCCATCTTGCTTGCAAGAAAATGATATAGTATTGGTTTCAGAATCGTAACTAACCGACCCATCGTCAACCACAATACAAACTCCGCCGTTATATACAGCAAAGCCCGGCAATTCCTCTAAGGTTTTTCGAATAGCCTTAACTTTGGGTGACTCAGAATTAAGGGCGCGCGGGTTCGTACCATTTGGAATCGCAAACAACTCGCTTTCTGGTGATATGCGGATATAAGCATGCCCAAAGCGCGCCTTCATGGGCATGCCCATCTTCTTCTTGGTATCTCGATTTTCCTTTCGATTGCGTCCCAGCTGGACAGTTACTACCGAAACTGGAATGTCTTCATCGTTTTCGGTGTATAGTTCTAAAGTATGCATTTTATTTCTCCTTTTTGTTTTATAATTTGCATGTTAGCTTCATCTGCCTATCTATAGGCGAAGCATTAATGTATCTCTTCATCTGAAGAAAGGTGGCAGAGTATTTTAGCCCCGCTCTGCCATCGGTACCAGACGCCCCTAGTTACTACTAGCCACTCATCAATTCATCAAAGGCACGGTCTACATCGCTTTTTGCATTTGCGGCGCCGTACTTGGCTGTCTCAGAAGAGCGACTTTCAGCGGAAGAATTTCCGGAAAGCTGCTCATCCAAGATTGCGTCGACCTGGGATGCACTAAGACGATCAAATAGACCATCAAAGTCGGGCATACGATCGAGGAGGGCGGGGATCGCATCTGCCTCTTCCAGGAGGGTGGACGTGTTTCGACGCATCTTCAGGTTTGTCTGAGGATATGCTCCAGGCTTGGTGGGCTTTGTATAGGTAAGGGTAATGTCCGTTCCCTCGTTGATGTCGGTAACATCACCATACTCGGGATCCAGAATGTATCCCAAAAGCAACTCGTAAGCCTGCTTTCCGTAGCCGTAGACTTTAATTCCCTCGTCTTCGCGGCCACGCACAACAACGGGCGAGAAATAGCGAGTGCGCACAAAGAGTGACTTTGCAAGCTTCTTGCTCTCCTCATCGTTCTTGTCTACTCCTTCGCGCCAGAGCGAAGAAGCAAATTCACAAATGGGGCAGTTTTCTCCAAAGTTGCGCTTTGGACACATAATGCCACCACGATGCTCGCCCACATTATAGTGGAAGAACATTTCCTTAAGCGGATCGCCATCGTTTGTCGGCACGATCCGAATATCTGTATCGCCCTCATCTGGCTTGAACCAGGGTGAGTTTGCGTCCTTATTTCCTTCGCCGCGAAGGGTTGCGAGCTTCTGCCGCATCAGTTCCATATTGATTCCCATTTTAGTTTTCTCCTGTTGTTGGGTAAAGTATATCAAGCGTTCCTTGATATCTAATGTAACACACTCAACTTAGCCTGTCAAGTGTAGTTTTGAATTGCGTTAGTGTGGGCAACGCAGAGCCCAAAGTCTTGGTGTTCTGTTTCATATATTGCATATGAAATGCGTCGAAATGCGTTTCTTGGTTTCTTCTTAAGCATGTCAACGATCCTCTTATGCAATCCTCCTTCATTTTCTAACTTGTCCTTATTGATACATAAATAATAACATACATCCCTCTCCATGTCAAGCTCATAAAGCCACTTTTCTTCTAAATTTTTGCAATTTAATAAACCATAGGTTCTAATGCGATTAATCTCAAGAGGCTTGGAATACATTCCAATTTCTGGCCGAGCGTGGGTGAAATAATTTATGTAATGAATGGTAGAAAAAATCGATTCATTGATTTTATCGTAATAGGTCTTAATGGGAATATCTCCGATTGTTTTCTCGACCATAACATTTGATATGGGAGTAAACGAATTAAACAAACCAGAACGACTGTATTCTTGCAAGACGCTAAATACGATCTTATCGAGTACTTTTGGAATTCCAGTCATCAGCTCGGCGTCGGGCTGAATATAAAAAAGATCAATCTTCTTATTTTTAAGCTGCTCTAAAACTCCTAAACAATAATTTGAGCTGAAGGACGAGCCAACTATAATAAACTGTATAGTATCTCCTATGTCCGCAAAAAAGTTTTTTAAGTCGGGAATGTTTTTTTCATAATCTTCTGGAGATTCATATTCTTTTAATCTGTATTTATATTTTGTTTTTCTCGCGACAGCGCTGTTAAGTTGATAAATATTATAGTTCGGCGTTTGTGTGAATTTATCTGCGATACGAGACGCGGCGGTGCCTAAGCCTACAATCGAAATCATAGCTTCAACTCGTTTAAATTATAATAATCCTTGCCGCCTCTCATGTTGGCTAAATATCCATCTTCAAATATCTCACGCATTCCTATAACCATGTCCCGATCTTCATCGGAATAATCAATCACGATCTCGTCATGAACAATATGTGAAATAAATGATTTTTTGCCTTCAAGCATTTTATCAACCAATACAGCTTTCTCTAACACGCGATCAGCCGTTGTACTTTGGATTAAGTAGTTTAAGGCCTTTCTCTGTTCCACTTTAATTTTACGTCCATATGGAGTATGAACATAACCATTTATATAATGCTTGTCAAGAACTTTTTTGCGATCATAATATTCTGATTCAATATCATTAGACTGCGGATTATATAGCCATGCGAAGAAATAGAGTTTTGCTTCTTCGCGTGTCATCTCTAGATCATTGATAATATTTTGAATATTACATTCATGAATATCGTAAGGGGGTTGTTCTTGTCCGCAGAGAT